ATGGGAGTAAAACCTGAATCTTATATAAACGATTTTCCTCTTATATTAAAAGAACAAGATTATACAGATGCTATGTATCGTTGGGGTTCTGAAACAAATGGTTTAGAAAATATGGTTTACCATAATTTAAAATCTATTTCAAATAAAGTTTATTACGAATCTAATAATGACTTTATCGAATTATCTAATAAATACTTAAAACATTATGATTTTTCACGTGTAGAATATTTTACTATACTCCCAGTAAAAAGAACTAATAATAAATTTGTAATATGGTTTAGTGTTAATAACTCTACTGATAGTAGAATAATGGATGTTTTTATAGATGATGTTTTATTAGAAACTATTAATATTGATGGTAATAATAAATGGTTTAAAACTATTGACTTTAAAGATAAAAATTACAAAATTACAGCTGTATTCTTTGATAAAGATGATATATTAAAAGAAAACGTAATTGAAGTAAAAGAAATTATTTTAACTCCTGATTATTTCTATAATAAATTACAAGATAACGGATATATAGAATTTAAATGAAAATTTGCCAAATAAATCCAGGTTGTGGTATTCCAATTCCTCCACCTTCATGGGGAGCTATTGAAAAAAGGTGATTATGATATTGTTATGGTACACGTTGCTAATTTAGCATTAGAATTAGCAGATAGAGGAATACCATATATTTTTCAACATCACGACCATCATGCTTTTCACTACGGTAAAGATTCTGAGGTTTTTAAGAAAAATAAAGAAGCAATGGAAAAATCATTGTGTTCTTTAGTACCTGCTCGTTATTTAGTAGATTATTTTGAGTGTAATAAATTAGAATATTTTTCTCATGGAGTAGATACTAATACTTTTTATCCTAATATAGATTATCCTATAAATCATAACTTATTGATGTTAGCAAATAATGGGTTAGGAGGTTATGGAGACCATGATAGAAAAGGATTTGAATTAGGTATTAAATTAGCTATGTCTTATAATCTACCCATTACTATTGCTGGTCCTGAAAATAATAAAAATTGGATAAATGCTAATCCTTGGGTAAAAGGTTATCATAAATTAACTACTATATATGATTTACCTAATACTCAATTAAGACAATTATACACTTCCCATACTATATTTTTACATCCAAGTGAATTAGAAGCTGGACATCCTAATTTAACAATATTAGAGGCAGCGGCTTGTGGATTACCCGTTTTAGGATGGATAGAAGAAGAAACATTTTTTGGAGGAATGTGGAGAACACCTCGTATTATACCAGGCATGATAAGTGGTATGGAAGATATTTTAAATAAATATGACAGCTACAGACAACATGCTTTATCTCATGCTCAATCTTTATCGTGGTTAAATAGAACAAAAGAATTAATAAAAATTTATGAAAGATATATTAATTAAAGAATACAACAACACAATTAAATTAAATTTACCTTATAAAGAACCTAAAAATTCTTTTAATGTTCACTTTGTAAATTGTGCTTCTTGTGAAATATTAGGTCCTGAAGATGCTAATTATCATATTATTTTTAAAAATAATAAAACAGGAGAAACATATCATGAAGCTGATATTACTAACAATATGTGGACTAAATGTAATACTGCTTATTTTGTTGATTGGAAAATTGAAGTATATAGTAAAGGTGAATTAGTATTTGAACATTTGTATAATGCTGAAAATAAAAAAGTTTATGTTCATTTAGAGTCAAACGCTATTGGTGATACACTAGCTTGGTTTCCTCCTATTGAAGAATTTAGAAAAAAACATAATTGTAAAATGGTTGTTTCTACTTTCCACAATGATTGGTTTGAATCTTTATACCCTGAAATAGAATTTATCAAACCTGGTACACCTGTAGAAAATTTATATGCTATGTATTGTATTGGTTGGTTTTATGATAACCAAAATCGAATAGAAAGCAAAAATCCCCAAGAATTTAAAACTATTCCTTTACAACAAACATCATCAGATATTTTAGGATTAGATTATTATGAAGTAAAACCTAAAGTTTATTTTAAAGATAAAGGTAAACAAATAGATGGTAAATATGTTGTTATTGCTCCTCATGCTTCTGCTCATGCTAAGTATTGGAATAATCCTGGTGGTTGGCAATCAATTATTGATTATTTAAACAATAAAGGGTATAAAGTTGTAATGTTAACTCAAGAACCTTTAGGTGATGTTTGGCATGATTCAAAACTCGGTGGAACATTAACAGGAGTAATTGATAAAACAGGTAACTTACCTTTACAAGACAGAATGAATGATATTAAATATGCTGATATGTTTATTGGAGTTGGTAGTGGTATGAGTTGGTTATCATGGGCTTTAAAAACAAAAACAATACTAATTTCAGGATTTAGTGAACCTTATACTGAATTTGAAGATTGTGAACGTATATTTACTCCTGATTCTAGTACTTGTTCTGGATGTTTTAACAGTCATTGGTTAAATCCGGGTGATTGGGAATGGTGTCCTGAACATAAAAACACACCAAGACATTTTGAGTGTACAAAAACTATAAAACCTGAGCAAGTAATTGTGTCAATTAATAAACTTTTGAATATTTATTAATAAATAAAATATGGCAACTTTAAACCCATCAAACGTAATAAATGGTAACGTAATACAAGCATCTGATATTTTACAATTATTTGAAGCTTTTGGTACAGGATCTCAAAATATTACTGGATTAAGTCTAACAGGTAGTATAACTAATGCTATAACAGCTTTAACATCTTCTATAACCAATAATATTATAGTACCAGTTACTTCTTCAGGAATTTATTATCCTGTAATCGTTGATGGGGCTGGAACTAAACCACCAAGAATATTATCAACATTTGAACTTTCGGGTAGTGTATTAAATAATATTACAGCATCTCAAGCTATTACTGCTTCGTTTGCTTCTAATTCTACAGTTACTCAAGTTAATACTCAATATTATGATAATGGAGTAAACACTGTTCCCGCTGATTTTAAATTTGTAGCTGGTAAAATAGCTATGACTAGTGGAGCTGCTACAAGTAGTATATTTACTAATTTAATTGGTAAAGTAATAGGTAATACAGTATGGATTAATGCTTCTTATCCCGAAGCATTCACAACAACCCCCGGTCAATCTCTTCTTAAAGTTAACGTATCTAGCAGTGGACAAGTATTAATTAGTGGTGCTCCTAGTGATACAGGAACAATAATATTTACAGGAATATATATTTAAAATAATAAATGGCAACACACATTTTAACCCAAGAAGAACTTATTCAAGTTCAAAGTTTACAATCAAAAAGAGATCAATTAACAATTGATTTTGGTTACGTTGAATTTCAAATCCAAGAATTAGAACTTGAAAAAGAAACCCTTATTGACCAACTTACACAACTTAAACTACAAGAAATTCAAGTAGGAAAAGAATTTCAAGAAAAATACGGCGAGGGTGCTATTAATATATCCAAGGGAGAATTCACCAGTTCTAATTAATTTTGACTTTTCCTGTAATATTTATTACGGAATAAAATCAATATAATTTTAAGAAAATGGCAGAAACATTAATATCTCCTGGCGTACTAGCACTAGAAAACGACAACTCCTTTATTACACAGCAACCTGTAACAGTAGGTGCTGCTATTATTGGTCCAACAGTTAAATATTTTAACAATGGTGGTGAAACATTATTAGTAGCTAGAGTTACTACAGGTAGCTTTACATCAGCCTTTACATCAGCATCTTCAGCAACACCTTCACCAAACGGTTGTGGAATTTTAAATTCTGCTTCTTTATATGCTGGTACGGCTGCGTCTCAATCTTTTGTATTATCTACTATTTCCGAAGGTGTATTAATGAATAGTTCTTGCTCTATAGATTCTAGTGGTTCATTATCGCTTTCAGGCTCAACTGATAATATTAGATGGCAAATAGCAAATTCAGATACATCTGCTGGTACTTTTAGTTTGTTGATTCGTCAAGGTAACGATAATACTAATACTCCTATTGTTTTAGAAACTTGGACTAACTTATCAATGGACCCTACAGCTCCTAATTATGTAGCTAGAGTAATTGGTAACCAATATAGACAATATAGTGCAGCAGATAATCAAGTTGAAGTGATTGGTGATTATCCTACAAATTCAAGATACGTTTATGTAAGTGCAGTTAATACTCCAACACCAAATTATTTTGATAATAACGGTAATCCTCAATCGTATTATACAGGTTCTATTCCTGCAAATGCTAGTGGTTCATTTGTTGGAGCTACTGGAACTTTATTTGTAGCTACTCAAAACGGTGCTAAATATTATAATAATATAATTTCTGGTGTAAATAACATTCAAGGTTTAAGTACAGCAAGTTATACTGATATGATTAATTTGTTAGCTAACCAAGACGATTATCGTTTTAATGTATTGCTAACTCCTGGATTGTTTGCTTCTGAAGCTAATTTAGGTGCTTCTCAAGTAACTACACTTATTAATAATACCCAAAACCGTGGTGATAATATCTTTGTAGCTGATTTAGTACCTTTTAGTTCAAGTGTTAACCAAGCAACTACTACTGCAAACTCTAAAAATACTTCATATGCCGCTTCATACTGGCCTTGGGTTCAAACAATCGATCCTGATTCTGCTCAATTAGTATGGGTTCCGGCCTCAACAATGGTAGGTGGTGTTTATGCTTATAACGATAGCGTATCTGAACCTTGGTTCGCACCAGCAGGTATTAACAGAGGTGGATTAGGTAATGTAGTAAGAGCTGAAAAGAAATTATCTCAATCTCAACGTGATACTTTATATGTAAATAAAGTTAATCCAATTGCTACCTTCCCAGGAACAGGAGTTGTTGTTTACGGACAGAAAACATTACAAACTAAAGCAAGTGCTTTGGATCGTGTAAACGTTCGTCGTCTGTTAATTTCTCTTAAGTCTTATATTTCTCAAGTAGCAAATAACTTAGTATTCGAACAAAACACAATCGCAACTCGTACAAGTTTCTTGAACCAAGTTAACCCATATTTGGAATCAGTTCAACAACGTCAAGGTTTGTATGCTTTTAAAGTAATCATGGATTCAAGTAACAACAGCGTATGAGATTAAAGGTGTTAGTGCAGTCACGTTAACCCAAGGTACTGTACCTTTAAACCATATTAACGTACAACGTTTTGTAAAAGGTAAAACTACTTGGAGTCCTATCACATTTACATTATTTGATCCTATCACTCCTTCAGGAGCTCAGGCGGTAATGGAATGGGTACGTTTACACCACGAATCAGTAACTGGTCGTGATGGCTATAGCGATTTCTATAAGAAAGACTTAACATTTGATGTATTAGGACCAGTAGGTGATATTGTTTCAGAATGGATTATCAAAGGTGCTTTAATTACTTCAGCAAACTTTGGTGAATATAGTTGGGATACTGAAAACACAGCAGTAAACTTAACTATGGAAGTACAACCAGATTACTGTGTATTGAATTTCTAATTAAAAGTAAAAGTAAATTAAAGAAAGCTCGCATTTTTTGCGAGCTTCTTTTTTCTTTATATATTTATATAGGACAACAAAGTTATAACAAATAAAAATTATGGAAGAAAATAGATTTAAATTACCTACCGAAATGGTAGAATTACCTTCAAAAGGTTTATTGTATCCTGAAGGAAATCCTCTTCGTGAAGGCAAGATTGAAATGAAATATATGACCGCTAAGGAAGAAGATATTTTAACAAATCAAAATTACATCAAACAAGGACTTGTGGTTGATAAATTGTTACAATCACTAATTGTAACTAAAATTAATTATAATGATTTGTTAATTGGTGATAAAAATGCTATTATGATAGCAGCTCGTGTTTTATCTTATGGAGCTAGTTATGAATTTGAATATGATGGTATTAAACAAGAAGTAGATTTAAGTTCTATAGAACCAAAACCATTACATCCAGAGGTATCAAAAGCAACATCTAACATGTTTAATTTTGTTCTTCCTCATTCAAATAACACTTTAACTTTTAAATTACTTACTCATGGTGATGAAAATAAAATTGATAGTGAATCAAAAGGACTTAAAAAATTAAACAAAGAAACAACTAGTGACGTTACTGTAAGATTAAGTCATATGCTATTAAGTGTTAATGGTTCATCAGAAAGTAAAGATATTAGAGATTTTGTTAATAACTATTTTTTAGCTAAAGATGCTAGAGCATTTCGTCAATATTATAATGAATTAAGTCCTGATGTAGATATGAAAATAACTCTAATCACTTCAGAAGGCGGTGAGGAGGACGTTGATTTACCAATTGGGATTAACTTTTTTTGGCCTGACGCCTGAGTATAGATTAAGTGTATTTAATCAAATACATGAAATTGTTTTTAATGGTAATGGTGGTTATGATTGGAATACTATTTATAACATGCCTATTTGGTTAAGAAATTTTACATATAATAAATTAAGGGAACATTATGAAAATAAAAACCCTCAAACGGATGTAGTTCAAGAATCAATTAAAAACCTAAAATCTGAAAAAAATAATACTCTTATTACACCCCCCTCTTATATTACAAAGGCGTCTAAAAAATGATGCCTTTTAATATTTATAACAAAATACTTAATTAATGGCTAAAAAAGTAGGAGATATAGACGAAAAAATAATTAAACAAATTAGAGAAGACTCTATAGGATTACTTAATGATTTAGATTCTATTGGGAAAAGTATTAGTTCTTCTTTAAGAGAAGTTAGTAGAGCTACAGGTGAAAGTACGGAAGCATATAAAGAAAGTTTTAATGCTGCTAAAGCTTTAGGAGATGCTATTGCTAAAACAGATTCAAAGACATTAGCTTCTAAAAAACAACAAGCTGCTTTTGAAGATAAAGTTCGTAAAGCCCAAGAGGAAGCTCTTAAATTAGAAGCCAAAGCCTCTAGACTAAGAACAGAAACAGTTAACCTTTCAGCTAAACAAGCTAGAGAGGCATATCGTGTAGCTAGAGCTTATGAGGATGGTGCTGAAAAATTAAAAGAGCAAGCTAAACAAGCAGGAAAAATAACTGATCAGTTTGAAAAATTAAATGAACAAACTAAAGTTTTTGATGATGTAGCAGATTTTTTTCATGAAATACCAGGTCTTAGTAAAGTATTTGGTGAATTTCAAAAAGCATCAGACTCAGCTCGAGAAGCCGCGTCCGAAGGTGGAAATTCTTTTGTTGCTGGTGCTAAACAATTAGGAGGAGCCTTTACAAAAATAGCTTCAGCTTTTACTTTAGGGTTATTAGTTGAGGGTTTAGGTGAAGCGGACAAAAGGATGGTTTCTTTAGGTAGAAACTTAAATAAATCCGCAGAAGATAGTGAAAGATTAATGAAAGGCTTTAATGCTGCTGCTCGCAGTATGGAAGGTCTTACAGGAGGTGAACTTCAAGCAGCCGCTGAAAGTTTAGCTACTTCTTTAGGTACTACAGCTATAGCTAGTATGGATACAACTAAAGAATTAGCAGCTCAAGTAAAATTTATGGGATTGTCTGCTGATGAAGCTAATGATTTAGAAAAATATTCAGCAGCAACCGGAAAAAATATTAAAGATACAGGAAATTCTATTAGAGGTGAAGTTATGTTAAGTAATTATCGTAACAAAACCGCAATTTCCTATCAAGCTATTACTAAAGAGGTAGCAAAAGCAAGTGCTGCTACAAAATTATCAACAGAAGGAATTGGAGGAAATATTACTCAAGCTGCTATATCTGCTAAAAAACTTGGTTTATCTTTAGACCAAGTTGATAAGATAGCAGGTTCATTGTTAAATTTTGAAGATTCAATTGCAGCTGAAATGGAAGCTGAATTGGTTACTGGTCAAGAATTAAATTTAGAAGAAGCTAGACGATTAGCTTTAAACAATGATTTAGCAGGTGTTGCTAATGAAATTGGAAAACAAGGAATTACCTCAGAAAAATTCAGTCGAATGAATCGTATTCAACAAGAAGCTACAGCAAAAGCTTTAGGTATGAGTAGAGATGAATAAAAAAAGAATTAGAACAAGTTGATGTTTTAAAAAAACAAGGTAAACTAGAAGAAGCTAAAAATTTAGAAAGAGAAATTTCTAAAAAATTAGGAAATGAAGAATTAGAAAGACAATTAAAAAACCAAACCATAGCTGAAAAACAAAAAGAAGCTACAGAAATGATGGCTGAATCTATGGATAAATTAGTAGGTTTAATTAAACCAATATCTTCTGCTTTTAGTTTTATAGCCCATAATGCTGAATTAATAGTTAAAGCTTTACTTTTACTTACTGGAGGAAGCATGATTGCTAAATTTGGTAAATTAACTGGTTCTTTTAAAGGATTAGGAGGGATGATGGGTCAAGTAGCTTCAGCTGCCTCAGGAGCAGCAGCTGCTGTTGGTGGTGGTGGAGCAGGAGCAGGTGCTGGAGCAGCAGCCGGTGGTGCCGCAAGTGCAGGAGGACAAGCAGCATCTGCAGCTACTAAAGGTGGTGGTTTTTTCTCTAATTTGTTTAAAGGAGCTAAAGGATTAATGGGAAAATTAAATCCGTTAACAGCAATTAAAGGAGCAGTAAAATCAGCAGGAGGTATTGGTGGTTTTCTTAAAACTACTCTTAAAAAAATTCCTTTATTAAATACATTATTAACTGGTTTTTTCGCCTATAATGATATTAAAAGTTTAATTGAAAATCCTATAGGTGAAGATGGACAACCATTATCTAAAGACAAACTTTCAGAAGAAGTAGGTAAAATTGTAGCTGGTGGGTTAGGTGGTATTTTAGGAGGGGCAATGGGTACTGCTGTTGGAGGTCCATTAGGAACTATAGTTGGAAGTATGGGAGGTGAATGGCTATTTAAAAATCTATTAGGACTATTCCCAGAAGCAGCAGCAGGATTAGGGGAAGCTATTATTCCTATGTTTGGAACAGAGAAAAAAATGGCTAAAGGAGGTATAGTAACTGGTCCTACACGAGCATTAGTTGGTGAAGCCGGAAATGAAGCTGTAATTCCTCTTGATAAATTCTATGCTAAACTAGATGAACTTATTTCTGTTGTAAAAGCAGGAGGACACGTATACTTAGATGGAACTAAAGTAGGTACAGCAATGAATGTAAGCACTTATAGAGTTCAATAACTTTAATATTTATAACAAAATACAACTATGGGATTATTAGACAAATTACAAACCGCAGGATCAAATTTTTCAGCTTATGATGGGAAAAATCCAACTAAGTATGATGGTGTATCTCAATACCAAGAAGATTTAGCTAAGTCACAATTAGACTTAGATGGTAAACAACCTTTAGTTTACGATAGACAATCTAATTATGCTACAGATTTAGCTGTTTCTCAATTAGATTTAAATGGATTAGCTCCTAAAGTAAACGGAAAATTGCCTTATTTAGATAACTTACCTAGATAATAATGGGTTTAATTGACCTTAAAACGGATCTTAAGTCCCTAAGATATGGGAATGACAGGGTATACGGAGGTAATAGTGGACAACCATATATTACTACACCTATCCCTGATGATATCTCTCCCTATATAGGAACAACAGATTTTTTATTAAGGGGAGGTATAAATATAGTACGAGACTCAGCAACAGATGTTTTACGTTTAGGTAAAATGTTTGCGGATATTAAATCCCCAAACGGATTACTTTTTATAGCTAAACAACAATTATTATCTCGTACATCTGTACGAACTCAAACAAGTGGTATATTAAATGAAGGTAGTTATTCACCATTAAATACATTGGCTGAAGCCGGTCTAGTAGCGTTTGGTGGTCATTTAAATAAACAAGGCATAAACCCATTTGCTGACACAGGTGCTTATGCTAATAACGAAAATTTATACGGTGTTAAAGTAAAACCAACACAACTACCAGAGGAAAACAGATTAGCTGAATTATTACGAGGTTCTTATCAACAGAGATCTATTAACTATGATGGTGATAGAGTAGTTCTTAATAATGGGATTAATATAATGACTTATGTTGGTGGTCCTGGTTCTAATTTAGGAATTGGGAAAACAGGAATAAGATATTCCCCAACTTCTCAAACCCCACTAACAAAATTCCCGAATACTATAAACCCAACTCAATTATCCTCAGATACAGGACAAAACGATTGGACATATAGTTCTAAATTAATAGCAGAACAACCTAAAGCAATTGAAGGTAATGGTATTGCTACTCCCAAAGTTCAAGATTTTAGAGCTGTTTTAAGAGCTAAATTACAAGGCTCAGCTCAAAAAGCAGCTAATGCTTCGGGAGCAACTGCTAAATCATTAACTTATAGTGTTGGTGGTGCTGCTAATTTTACTCAACGAGTAAATATTGGAGATCCAGGACAACGAGGCAATAATGATTATTATAATTATGCTGCTGGTGTTCGTACCAAACAAGAAGGTAATCCATCGGCATATGGGAATATTGCTAATATTAGGGGTGTAGGAGATAGCCCACTAAATCAATTTGGTTTAGATAAAATTAATTCTTTACCCATATACAGAAGTGATTCCGTAACCAAAGATCCAGTAGTAAATGATTTTGTAAAATTTAGAATAGCAGCTATAGATAATGATAGTCCTAATTTTAAAACATTTATGCATTTTAGAGCATTTTTAGGATCTATCTCAGATTCTTATACTGCTAATTGGAATGGATTTAATTATTTAGGAAGAGGGGAACAGTTTTACACTTATGGTGGGTTTACTAGACAAATTTCGTTATCTTGGACTGTAGCAGCTCAATCAAAAGAAGAGCTTATTCCAATGTATAAAAAACTAAACTATCTTGCTTCAACCTTAGCACCAGATTATAGTCCAAATGGATATATGAGAGGTAATTTAGTACAATTAACAATTGGAGGTTATTTATATGAACAACCTGGTTTTATAACTAGTTTAACATATGAAATGGGTGAAGATAGTCCTTGGGAAATAGGAATAGGTTCAACAGATGGTTCTGAGGATGGAACAGTTAAAGAATTAACCCAAATTATTAAAGTTTCAGGATTCACATTTACACCAATCCAAAAATTCATTCCAAGAAAACAAGAACTTACATTTAGTACTAATGCTATTAATACAGATGGAGAAGATACAGGATTTGTACAATCATACGGAAATCAACAATTTATAGCATTAGCTAATGGTCCTGGTAGTGATAATAATAATTATAATAACGATGATACTTCTGTAGCCGTAGCTAACACAACAGCACAAAACGCTGCTCAAGCAGCAACAGCAGCAGCTTTAGCAGGAATAACTAGAAGAGGATTATAAAATGAATAGATATCAAAATATACCAAAAACAAGAATCAACGGAAAAGAGGCTTATGTAACTTCTCGTTATCCTGAGGTTCCATTATCTGAAAATGATATTTATGTTTATACAACTCAAGGAGATAGATTTGATATTTTAGCACAGCAATATTATAAAAATAGCTCACTTTGGTGGGTTATTTCTATTGCTAATACAGGTAATGCTGGAGCAGGAACATTAGTAAGTTTACCTCAAAATAGTTTAATAATTCCTGAGGGAATACAAATTAGAATTCCTTCAAATTATGCTAATGTAATAAGAAATTTTAACGCAATAAACGCCTAATTATGTCTAATATAGTAGGAGAAGGTTTTAATGAAGTAATTATAAAACAAATTGACCAACGTCAAAAAGTATATGGTTCTGTAAATAGAACTAATGAACAATTATCCTATTTAGAAGCTAGAACTGGTTGGGTAAAATTAGTATCATCAGTTGATTTAGTAGATAATAATATTAGAGGAGGATTTGGAGTTGGTGGTGCTAATCTAGCATCAGAAAATGTTTTATTTAATGGGACTACAAACGAATCTCCAACAAAAGGAAGACTAGAAACCTATCAACGATCTGGAGTTTGGGATGGTTTAGGTACTATTGGTGGAAAACCTATTCCAAATACTTCAAATTATTACGCTTATGGAATGGGTGGAACCGATTATGGTTTACGTCCAATGCCAGGTATCAAATCAGCATCTATTAAAACTGAAACTAGAGGTTCACTTAAAACAGCAGAAGTAAAAATTCAAGCAAATAACAGACAACAATTTGATATGATTGATTTGTTATATTTACGCTTAGGATTTTCTATGTTATTAGAATGGGGAAATAGTTCTTATTTTGATAATAGTGGAAATTACATATCTGATAATCCTCATAGTTTAGCAGATGATTTTTTAACTGGTAAAATAAATTATGAAACTTACAATCAAAAAATCCAAGAAAAAAGATTAGCATCTTGTGGTAATTATGATGCTCTTATAGGTAAAGTAGTTAACTTTTCATGGAATTTTACTAAAGACTTAACATACGAAATTACTTTAAAAATAATTAGTATGGGTGATGTAATTGAATCACTTAAAACTAATGCTCTTTTACCTGGTGGAAGTACAAATAAAGATGAATCTACAGCACCAACAGGTTCAACCCCTCCTGCCCCCACAGCAGAATCTGTAATTAAAGACTTTGCTAATACTCACGAGATTGGTAGAATGTTTTATAGTTATCAACAAAAGTTAGCAGAAGTAGGAGCTAGAGATAATGGAACAGCAGCACTATTAGACTCGGATTTAGAGTACAGTGGAAGAGAAAGTGGAGACAGTGTTATATTTTTTAAACAGGTCTATGAAGGAAAAGGAGGAACCCAATATTATGTTAGATTAGGATGGTTTTTAAAATGGATAGAAAAAAACCTTATTTACAACATAAACTCAGGTGATGCTAAAATTGATCAACAAATAAAATTATTAA